CGCAGCACAAGGTTGCCATCGGCATCAACAAAGGTGGTGAGATCCTCGCGCGTCCCATGATAGACGGTCGCGCCGATCTTGGCGTCAGGGTTATAGCTGAAGTCGAACCCGTCCAGCTGCGCCATTGCTTCCTGCGCGCGGGCATCAACCCCAGCCAGCGCCTGCTGCAACCGCTGGCGAAGCATCTGCTGCGCGGGCGAACCGTCAAAATCATTGGCCCACTGGCGTTCCGCAATGGCATCCCGGTAAACGCGCTCGGCGTCCGTTAGCCCGATCTGCTCTTCCTTTTGGTTGAAGTAAGCCAGGAGCTTCTCGTCCTTGTCGATGCGCGCGGCAATCGTCGCCTGCACATCGGCCAGCAATTGCTCGGTGTCCTCGCGGCGCTTCTCGCCCTTGGCAAGCAGGTCGTTGCGGGTCGCCTCCATCTGCGCGCGGCGGTCGGCGGCGTTCTTCTCGATCTCGTCGAGCACGGCCTTCAAGCCCTCGTCGGCCGGCAGTTCGTCGTCGAGGCGCTTGTCCATCCAGTCAAGCAAGCGCTGCTGCTGGCGGGTCAGTTCCGCCAGCTCGGCAATTTCGTTCACGCTAAGCCCGGCTTCATCAGGCAAGAGATTGTCGAGCAGGACAATCTGCTTGTCAGGATTAAACACAATAAAAACGTCCGACGCCGCGCCAATCATGTTCTTGGTGGCAGGGTCGCTAATGCTCCTCAGGATCAGCCCGTCAGCGCCATGCTGCCGAGCCAACGGGATCAGTTGGGGGTTGATAATCGACCAGTTGTTGAACGTGCCAAACACCTCGGCAAAGTCCAGCTGCTGCCCATTTGGCAGCGTCACTGTCTTGGTCGCATTATCGTATTCCAGCGGGCGCTGAAGATTAAGATGCGCCTCGCGGACAACACCATCGCCGCCGCCCGCTTTGGCATAATCATCAGCCAGTTCTGAATTGGCGGTAAACCAGACTGCACCACGCTCAGATGCCTTCTGCTTAAGCGCGGTATCACCCCAATCAAACGTCAGCATCAGCTGGCGCACAGCCTTAGAAAGCGGGGTTTCCTTGCGGCCCCGCCCCTTGAACTTGTCAAAGTTTTCGCTTGTGCCGTGAAATACCACCAGCGGCTTGTCGTCAGGTCCGACCACCCGCGTCCCGGCAACCGATGCGGTAAGTTCTGCGCGGCGCGTAGCGCGCCGTTCTGCCTTGACGGTTTGCCCTTTGGCAGACAGTTCCTCAAACCGGGCGATCATCTGCCGACCGCGCTCGGCACGCCGAGAAAGCAGCTTCTTGAAGCCCTCAGCCGATCGAATGGCGCCGGAAGCCACGCCCTTCTCCATTGCTTCATCAAAGAAGCCACGCACCAAGTCTGCGCCCTCTTTGACAAACGGGTTGTCCGCCTCGATCCGGTCTGACTTGTGCGCCCGGAAGATTGCGTCCTTGAACTCCTCGTAAGTCAACTTGCCATCAGCGCGGCTCCCCTTGCCAAAGAACTCGGCGATCTTCTGCGGTGCCGTGGCAAGGTTCAGGCCCATGACCTGCATCCCGCCATCGCCGCCTGTCAGGTAGCGCGAATAGATCTGGTTGAGCTTGGCGCTGAAATCAGCCGCTTGCCCGCGCCACAGCTGCGAAGCAAGATAAGCGGACATTTCAGTTGGCAGCTGCTGCCGGTTACGCGCCGACAGCGTGCCGTAGTCACCGGCCACAGCATCGGCAAAGTCCTCGACCGCGCGCACGCCCAGGTTCTTGAGCCGCCCCCACAGGGTTATCTTGGTCTGGTTTTCCAGCCCATAAGCAGGCGCAACGCCCACCGCCGCATCGCCACTTGGACGCGCGACAAAGCCCGTGCCTGACTGGATGATTGGCTCGGCATCGCTGGCAGTCTGGCCCAGCGGGCCGCGCTCCATGACCTTGAGCTCAGCGGCAAAGCGTTCGCCCAGGTCGCGCGCATTGGCCCGGCCATAAGCCCCGACCGCGCCCGACAGCACGCCGCCAAAGAGCGTCCCATAAAGAACATTGTTCCAGCTTTCCTCGGCGGTAGCCGTAGGATCGACCTGTTGGCGCAGCAGCTCCTCGGCAGTCAGCGTTGCGCCAAAACCGGCGCCACCCTTGAGCACGCCCTTGGCAAAGCCTGCGCCCATCACACCCGGCAGCGGGATCACGTTGACCGGGTTTAATAGCTCGGACAGCATCAGGCCGCCAAAGCCCAGGTTGGCTTCGACATTGGCGCGGCGCTGCTTGTTTTTGTCGATCCGCGCCTTCATCGCGTCGGCTTCGGCGCGGTGATAGGTGTGAATGAACTCGTCGGTGTAAGCCTCGTAGCCTTTGAGGTAATCGCCCTCGTAAGGGTTGAAGCGGCCGCCATCAGTGCCGGCCATCAGCATGTCATAGGTGCGCCCAGCAGTCTGATAGACCGGCTGCAGCGTGACCGCATCCCACAGCGCGCTTCCCCAGGTTGACCAGCTATCGTCGGGCGCGTTGAGCGGCGCGACAGGAAGATTGTCGCCAACGTAGAGCGGCGTGTCTTGCTTACCCTCAGCCACGGCTCAGCCACCGCTTGGCCTGAGGCAAGTGGTCACGAAGCATCCGTTGCACATGGCTACGCACAGTGTCCTTGCCTCCGTTGTCACTGGCCCCATAACGACCGGGCGATCCAGCATTGATCGTCGAGTAAAGATCAAGAATGTTCATGCCGCGCTTGAAGCCGCGCTCGCGCAGGAAGCTGCCAATTGCCTGCGCCCACTGCTGGGGAGTGGCGTCCTCATAACGCTTGCCGCCGAGCAAGGGCTTTAAGTGCTTCTCGCGCTCAGGTCCGCCAAACTGGATCAGGCCAAAATGATTGTTGTCCTTGCCGCCCCACACATCGGGATCAAACTTGCCGCCCGTTTCATAAGAAATGACGGTAGCCACATGATCTGGCCGCAGCCCAAACTCAGAAGCAATAGCCCGAGCGACACCCGGCCAGTTGTTGGCCGCGCCACCCAGTATGCGCCCCTGCGCCTCTGGCGGTGCAACGTCGCGCACATCGACGTTGAACTTGAATGGGCCAGCAGCAGCTTCATCGCGAGCAGCTTTGAGACTGGCGGGTGATCCACCCACCACAGATGGATCTAGCCCACCCCCGCTTCCCGGCATGTAAGTGCGCGGCGCAGCGCTCTTGATGCGCTCATCACGTTGCCACTTAGCGGCATCCCGGCTCTTGAAGTGGGCATCGACCTGGCGCTGCAGCTTGGCTTGTGCCCGACCAAACTCAAGCTGGATCGGCATACCCTGCTTGTCCATGAACACGGTCGGCGGGTTGCCTTTCTCCGGATCGAAATACATGATCGCATACTGCTGGCCGCCAGCGCCAGTCTTGCGGCCGGTCGGCTGTAGCCAGACGTTCTTGCCAAGCATTAGGTCCTTTTGCTCAGGCATCCCCGGCAACTGCTGACCACCCCAATTCTTGATCGCCTCGCCAACATAGGGAGCGACCCAGGCATCCGTCTGCTGGTTCGGGTTCTTCCAGTCGCGCACAGTCGGGACCATTCGGTCCTTCTCAATCCAGGCATCGCCACCCTTGCGGGCATTGGTGAGCGCACTGTCGAGCGTGTAGCGGCTCTGTGTCCAACCCGCTTTGAAGCGCACCCCGGCCGACTTGCGGGCGGTGTCGATATCGACGCCCATTGCCACCTGCTGCGCAACGTCCAGCTGGATCGCGTCTTGTGCCTGCGGGTTGAGCGTGGCCCAGCGCACACCAACCTCGTCGTCGAGACGGTCGAACAGGATGGCATTGTCCTTGTAGCCGCCAACCTCACGCAGCTTGGCACGCAGCTCATCACTTGGTTTGCCTAGCCCCGCGCTGGTCGCGGTGCGCGCGCGGGCAATAGCATCAGCCGGGCTTGCTCCCATCCGGCGAGCCGCCGAAAAGTGATAAAGGTAAGCGCTATCCTCGGGCTTGAGCAACGTCTCGGCAATGTTGACGTTCTGCCCGTCCCGGCCCAGCATGTTCTGCATGGTCTGGTAGAGCGGCAGGATCCGTTCAAGCTCGGCACCGGTGCGCGCACTCATGTTGCTGAATGCCTGCTTATACATTTCGTCAGGCAGGTCAGGCGAACGGTGGTAAGCCCGGACCACACCTTCCGGCGACATGAGATCGACGCCCTCCATTGCAGCCCAAGCCTGCCAGGCGCCAGCCTTCTCCTCGCCGCTCACGCCATAAGCGAAGTTGCCGCCCAGCGGCACGGCGGCCATCAAGTCAAAGGCATCATCCTCTTTCTCCTTGGCCGCTTCCTCCCGGCGCAGATCAGCCTCGCGGCCGTTGAGCTTCTGCAGCAGCATAGTGCGGACCTTGCTGTCAGGGATCATGGCCCGCAGCTTGTCGCCGGTGATTTCCTTGCCATTGATGATGACGGTCGAGCCCTCTCCGTCCGTCCCATTGAGCATGTGCTGCACGGTCATCAGGTCATCGGCAAACAACGTGCCTTCGCCCAGGTCGCCGCGGATATCCTTGAGGAAGGTGCCGGCTGCAGCAATCGACGTGAAGCTGCCATCAAGCTCAGCCAGTTCTTCCGGCGTGCGCATCCGTAACTGGACAAGCCGCTCCATTGCGGCCTTTGCCTCGGCCTTAAGCCGGTCGCCCTCCTCGATGCCACCATTGGCATAAGCCTCGAACGCATCGCTTGAGGACTTCTCGATCTTACTGGTGAAGCCCCGCTCCATGAGTGTTGCTTCTTGCCGAAGCCAAGCATTGTTAGAAGCCAGGTCGCGCTGGCGGATTTCGCGGCTCAGCGTCTCATAGACTTCAGTCTCAACAAAAGGATCGACCGCACCCATCACGCCGTCCAGCGCGTTCTCCGCCAGGTAACGCAGTTCATCGGGTGATTTGCCGATGTTCTCCGGGTTCGAATAGATCTGGTTGAGCTGCAACTCGAAGTCGTTGGTCACGAGCAGCTTGTATTGATCACGCTTGGCCGCATCGAAAGCCGCAACATAAGCATCACCGCCACCCTTTGGCGCGTCCGGCATGACATAGTTGCCGTTCTCGTCCTTAGCGATCACGGTCCGCGCGGCATCGACCGTGCCTTGCTCGATAGCCTTGCGCTTGAGCCGTGGCTCCATAACCTGCATGGCAGTCCCGGCCAGGCCGGTGATTGCATCGCCCACATCGGCAATGCGACCAACACCCTGCTGGGTAATCCCGGCACCATCCGGAATGCCAATGCGCTGGCGGAAAGGTTCAATTGCCATCAGTTGCCTCGCGTCACTACAATGTCACCGGGATTGCCACCAGTCGTGGCTGTGCCGCGCGGCGTGGCCTTCGGCGTGTTGTAGGTCTGGTAGAAGTTGCCGATCTGCGCCGCGCTGCCGGCAAAGTTGATCAGTGAACCCGCGATCGAAGCCGTCTTGTTCATGCCCACAATGTCACGGTTGAGCCGGTTGACCCGGATCTCGTCAGCCATGCGGTTCTGCCCGCCCAGGAAACCAAGCCGGATATTAGCAAGGTCTGTGCGCAGCGCCTTCTCCTCAGCTGGCGCAATGCCCTGCAAGAAGCTCATGTTCTCACCAACGCCCGACGCAGCCAGTGCCGCAAGGTTGGCAGCGCGCTGGCGGCGGTAATCTTCTGCCCGCTGCACAGCGGCTTCCTGCGCCTGCAACGCCTCCATCTGGCGCTGCTCGAGCATCTGCTTGCGCTGCAAGTCCAGCATGTCCTGCTGGGCCCGCGCATTGGCGCTTGCCGCCGAAATCGAAACGACCGTGCCAGCTGCTGCTGTAGCTAGGCTGGCAATTGCCAGAACCGTTGCTGAAATGCACATCAGACCATTACCTCCAGCTGCAAGCCGATGATCGTGCAGGCCAACGGTTCGCTCTGCGTGATCGTGACGACTGCGTTTTTCTGCCAGCCCAGCAGCCAGAACTCGTAAGTGCCAGTGACGGGATCAGGTGCGAGTGATAGATCATCGGTCACTTGTCGCAGGATCAGGCGGTTGCCATCAATGGACACGGCTAGCGTCGAGTGCAGCCCGACGATCACCCGGTTGATCCGCTTGGGAATGCCCATCATTGGGCCGGTTGCCAGCTGCACATTAATCGGCAGGATCTCGACCGCAAAGGTGTAGTCATAACCCACCGTGATCTCGGTCACGGACACCGGCAGGGTTAGCTCGCCAGCACCGCCAACCGTGAAGGTGCCAAGGTGCAGCCCGCCCGAATTGACCGCCACGGTCTTGCCGAAATAGATCGCCCCCACCGTCCAGCTGTCGCTTGCGGCCCCGGTGTAGATAGTCGCCCCGTCCAGCGCCTGTCCGCGATCGGCCGAAACAGCCTCAAGCCGGTAGGTTCCGCCGCGCAGCACGGAGAAATAGATCGTTTCGCCCACCACGCAGACGCTATCGAAGCTGCCAGCCGTATCCCACGGCGTCCACCCAGCCAGGTTCTCAGCGCGGGCCGAATGAAACACCGCCGCCTTGCCAGTCTCGTTGACCAGCAAGGCATACTGCTCAGAGCGATCGGTAGTGCCGAACAACACCGCCATGTCCTGTGGCTGGCTGACAATGTGCGAGGAGAGGATGTTGAGGTTGGTGCTCTCGTAGCCGCCGCGCGCCTCGTTATACATGAACTCGCGCACCGCAGTCCCACTGCCCTGCACATAGAGCGTTGCTCCGTCCAAGGGGAGCGGGCAGACCGACGAGCAACCATAGGGCGTCTGCCGGCGAATGCGCATCGTCACCGGCGTCAGGGTGCCGTTGTTGGGCGGCGGCGCAAAGAACTCACCCAGGGCCGTGAAGATCAGCAGATCGCGGTGGCTGACAAGGTGGCGAATGTTGGAGATATCCTCCGCCCCCACCGTCACCTGGATGCTGTCGCTATCCAGCCCCTCGCCCACATCGAAGTTGAAATACTGGTAGATTACCGAGGACCACAGCCCGTCAGGAATGCCGGTCGTGCCGCCGAACCACAGCCGCCCCTCATGGAAGCAGACCGCGCCCGGCCAGCCATTGCGTTCGCAGAACACCGGCTCTGTCCAGTCGGTCGTGGCAATTGCCGAGCCGGTATATTGGACCGAAGGCCCGCCGCCATCCTCGCCAATCGTGGCGCTGCCGGCCGTGCTGATCGAATAGCGGTTGTCGTCCAGCACCGTAATCGTGAAGGTGCCATTGAGCTGGGCAGAAGTAACCCCGCCAACATCCGACGCGCCGCTGATCGTGATGCTGGCCCCGGTAGCAAAGCCATGCGCAACATGCGTGACCTCGACCACGCCTGAGCCCAGGTTGGTGCGGAACGGATCCGGTTCGTAGCGCCCGACGATCGTGCCCTGCACCGTGGCTGTCAGGACAGTGGTGCTGGTGTAGCCGGTGACAGCAAGCTCGACATCCTTCCAGCGCAGCCGCTGGCCCACCATGTCAGAGGTGAACACGGCAGCATTGGCGGTGACGGTGACAGAACCTGTCACCCCTGAGCAGCTGATCGTGACCGGATCATCGACAAACTTGTAGTAGGGCTGGTAGATCTTCTGGCCGTTCGACGCCTGCGTGAAAGCAAAATCAGCCACGGTAAAGGTGGACAGGCCGGTGCGCTTGATCACCTGCGGCGACCACGCCTGATGGCAAACAAGCATCGTGTCCGCGACCTGGGTATAGGTCAGCTCGAACAGCTCGTCGGTGGTCCAGTTGCAGCCGCTCGTCACGCTGGTCAGCAGCGCGCCAGCTAGCGAATACACATCAAGCCGCCCGTTCGACAGGCACAGAACGTAGCGCTCAGCAGCCGAAAACTCGAAGGCCAGCAGCCGGCCACGGCCAGCAAGGTTGGCAAGGTGCAGGGTGCCAGGGCGCCGCGCCACACCGCCCGTCGAGAGCAGCATCCCGTTGCGCAGCGACTTGGCCCCGTTCTGGTAGGCCCCGGTATCCACGCGGAACAGCATCAGCGGATCCAGCTCACCGCTCGAGAAGTTGGTCTGGAGCTGGTGGATCGGCATCAGCGGCCTCCTACACGGCTACGGCCCATCCGTCCGGTGATCAGGCCCTTGGTCGGCAGGTCTTGGCTGGTGCGCGCCTGCGCATCGAGGTTGCGGCACAAGGCGGCATGGCGCAGCGCGCGCTTGTCGAGCAGGTCAGCCAGGTCCGGCTTGGCCGCGATCGATAGAGCGAAGTGGCTGGCCATCTGGATTTGCAGCAGCATTGCAAACCACGGCGGAAAGCGTGCCTCGTCCACCCGGTAGACGCCTTCGAGATAGACCTCATCGTCAGCCTGGGCATCGCAGAAGATGCGGTCCTCGTAACGGTCGAAGTCAATCGCGCGGTCATTCACCAGCACGGTTGCAGGCTGCAGGCATTCGGTTGGCAGCTGATAGGCCGCCGACCAGCGCGAAGCGGGCGCATCAACCAGTCGGTCAATCTGCTCGATGCCGGTGGCAAAGCGCCAGCGGTAGCGGGACAGGTGATCCTGCACCGTGCTTTCATACAGGTTGGCTGAAACCAGCGCCTCGGTCGTGCCATCCACAAACGAGGTAATGGGGGCAGCTCCCACCATCACCAGTCCCCGGGCGCAAATGTCGATAGCCGTGCTCATGTCTCAGCTCCCAATGAAAAGGGCCGACCGCGGGAGAGGACGCGGCCGGCCCAGTTCTGAAACCGCCTCAGGGCAGCTCCAAGTTAAGTGGCGGTGACGCCTTCGGTCGCGGTGGTCGTCACGGTCGCAGCGCCATCAGCACTGGTAACGGTGATCACATCGACCTTGGGGGTGCCGCCCGTTTCCGAGACAACGATGATAACATCCCACTGGCGCAGGTTGTCGGTCACAGCGTTGAAGTAACCCGAAGCAGTCACGGTGGCGATCGCGTCAGCGGTTTTGTAGATGTGCAAGCCGGGGTTTGCGCCCGCGATCTTGAACAGCGAGGTTGCAGTCAGAGCCATGTCGACTTCTCCTTAAGCGTCGTAGGCCTGGACCTCGAACACACCAGTCGTGTCGATCAGGACAGCGCCCTGCGACATGTAGCTGGTGCCGAGGTGGGCGACCTTTTCGGGGATGTAGTTCAGTTCGGTAACGACTTCCGCGCCCGAAGCATGGCCGAGGCAGTTCTTGTGCCAGGCAAAGTTCTTGCGAATGCTCGTTGCAACCGGCAGACCCGAGTGGGTGAAGAACATGAAGCCCATCCACCGACGCGCAACCATGCCGCCCTTGTAGGGCAGATCGTCCGAGCCAACGTAGTCCGCCGAGGCGAACGCAGCCAGGCCCAGCAGGTCGGTCCAGCCACCGGGGCTGATAGCAAAGTAACGCTCGCCATCATCGGGAATGTCGTTGTTCCCCATGGTTTCGAACACCACGTTGACCTTGGTCTGGTTGAGGCCGGTCGTGCCGCCTTCGCTCTGCGTGTTGCTGGTGGCGTCCAGCTGCGTGATGATCAGGTCATCGGTCTTGCGGCCGAGTGCAGCCGCAGCCGACTGCGTGACAACACCGCGCTCGTCGATATTGATCTTCAGCTCGTCGAGCTTGTCGATGTAATCGGCGGCGTAGTAGTCAGCCAGCGTGCATTCGACCGGGGTGTGGTCGATCGACATGACCGGCACGTTGCCGTGACGGGACTTGGTGCCAGCGCTGCCCTTGCCAACCTTCTGGAAGGTGGTCGAGGTGCCCTTAACGTTGTTCTTGTTGCGAACGGTATTGCGGAGCTTGGAACCCATGCGCTGATAAGCCATGTGAACCTCGCTCTCGAACTGCTTCACGAACGCGTCGGAAATATCCATCGCCATGAGAAATCCTTTCGAGGAAAGTGGGGTCCGGTTATCCGCTGCCTGGGTCTTGCCGGTTGTCCCTTGCGGGGCCAGTGTCGCCGTGCGGGCCTGAGCGTGATTTCGCGCGGGTCCGTGCTGGTCACAATGGACTAGTTGCGTTTGACCAGCACCAACCCCTCCAGCTGGTAGCCGAACCGCTCGAGGAAGCGCCGCGCCGGATCGGTATTGGTGCCGGTGGTCAGGCCCATCCGGATCTGGACCGTGCCCTTCGCTTCGGCCCAGGCTTCCATGTAGCGGATCAACCGCACCGCCGCCGTGGTCCCGCGCCACTGGGGGTGGACAAAGAATGCCAGATCGTCAGCCGTGCGTGCCGAGCAGAAAATCATGGGAGCGCTGCCCATCGCCAGAAAGCCGATGATCCCGGCCACATCGTCCACCGCCACCAGCCCCAGCCAGTCAGGATTGTCGAGGCACAGGGTAAACCATGCCTCGAACCGTTCATCTTCGAACGGATATTCCTGATAGGCCGGGGCCTCGGCCTGCATCAGCTGGCCCAGATAGAGCGCGCCGGGTAGGTCGCCCGGCTCGATCTCCCGAACGGTGATCACTTGCCACCATACTTCTTGGCAAAGAAGGCTTCGACCTTGGCAACCACTGCCGGGTCACGGTGCTTGGGATCGTAGTATTCCCGGCTGTCCATCAGCTTGCGGATCTCGGCTTCCTGCTGGACAAGGTCATTGCCGCCAGCATTGCCAGCATCGCCGGTTGCAGCCGGTGCGCCAGCCTCCTTCATCAACTCCTCGATCGCCTCAACGCCGGCCGCAGTGGTGCAAATCTGCGCAATCGCCGCAAACTTGGCGGGATCGCTGCCAAATCGCTGGTTCGCCCACAGCCCGACCGCTTCGGCGCGCTGCTTGCCGTTCTCGCCCAGCGCCTTCATCTCGGCATTGGCGGTTTCCTGCAAGCGAGACACCTCAGCTTCGGCATAGTCGGCAATGGTCTTGGCAAACTGGTCCTGCGACAGCCCGGTTTCGTGGGCGATCTTGCGGAACAGGCCCACTACCGGCGATGCGGCCAGCTGCTCGGCGTCGAGCGCGTCATGGCTGGGCAATTCGTAGGCATCGGGCGTCTCAGGACGCACGGCCAGGCGCTCGCCCTCCCATTGCTCTTTCAGCTGGTCGATCGACGCGCCGCGCATCTTTTCCAGCTCGACATAGGACTTGGCCAGGTTCTCAACGCTCGGACCTTCGGGCGTCCAGAACTTTTCCGGCAGCCAATCGGGCCGCTCGGCCGCTGGCGGGGTGCCGCTATCAGCTGGCGGGGTTCCGGCGTCCGCGTTTCCCTCGGCGGGCGGGGTGATCAGGCTCTCCTGGGTCATTCTGCTTACCTTTCGCAACACGCGCTTCAATGATGCCGACGAGGTAGCGCGATCCCTCGCGGTGACGCAGCTGTGCGTCCGTGATTTCAGGCCCCGCCACCATTTCGATGGTCACGGCGCGAAGATAAGACAGCACTTCGCGCCCTGCCGCCGAGCGGAACAGGGTGGCGAACAGCTGATTGAGCTCATCTTCCTGCGTGCGGGTGCGCGCGAGGCCGTCAGGCCCCAATACCCGGTCCGGCGCCGGGGATTTCCGGTCCAAGGCTCTCTCCTCCTTGCTGAATTGTCGAAATCTGCTGGGCCAGCTGCGCCCGGCCCTTCTCATCACGGCGCAAACGCTCGGGAACCCCGAACTTCTTGGCTGTATACTCGGCCACTTGCGCCCCATCGGTGTAGAGATTGACCATTTGCGGGCCATAATGGCGGCCAACCAGCCCCAACCAGCTATCGACCGCGTTGATATCCTCGACTGCCTGCGCCTGAGACAGCGGAGAGGTGGCAACGATCTTGACTTCGCGCCCGTTGACGGTCGGAAGCTCGATCAGGCCGCGCTTCTTGAGGATGAAGATCACCCGTTGCAGCACGCGGTTGACGAACTCGACCTGCAAGCGCCCGAATGCCGAACCAATCTGGCGCGACAGGTCGGCCATGCGCTGCGCTACCTCGGTTGCGCTCATCGGCGTGGTGTCAGGCGAGCCAAGCGTCTCGTTGAACAGCGCCTTCTTGATGTTGTTGCGCATGTCGCCCAGGATCAGCTGACCGACATTGAAATCACCCGCGCCGCCGACCTGCTGCAAGCCCGCGCTGCCCGGCGCAACCGGAATGATCGTGCCTGGAACGAGGCGAATGTTGTCAACCGACACAACCCCATCGTCCTCAGCGGTATAGACGCCGGCAATTGCCATCTCGGCGTTCTCGAGCGTCAGCTGCACGACCAGATTGGCAGTGCGCACGGCAGCAAGGCAGTTGAACAGCGGGCCGCGCCCCCATGCTTCGCCCGCAACCTTCGACCAGCGCCAGCCAATGTAAGGATTGGAGCCGGTGCCAGAGAGTGTGGCCTTGCGAATGATCTCCTTGTGTGCCGGCAGAAACACGCGCAGCTCGTTTGTCTCGGTCGGCTTCTTCCAGTCGCGGTAGATGCACAGCACCACATCGACGAGCGGATCGGTTTCCTTGTCCTTCTCGCTGGCGATCTTGCGCTTGAGTTCAGGCGGGATCACCGATCCAGGGTAGGCGGTTTCGATATGCGACAGGCGCACCTTGCGGCTGCGCATGTAGGTGTCGATCTTGTCGTCCGGCCCGGTGTCAATCAGCAGTTCAGGCAGCGGGACAGCGGTGAACACCACCGGATTGACCGCATCGCCCTCATTGACCTCGAGACAGGCCGTGCCAACCGCTGTGTCGATCAGGCATTCGTTGGCTTCCTGCGCTAGATTGGACGCCTGAAGGATCTCAAACACATAGTCCGTGACCTTCTCTAGTGCCTTGTTGATCTCCCCAACCTCTGCGGGGTCCACGTCGCTACCGGCAGCGAGTTCCGCCCAGCGGGCATAGTTCGGCATAAGCCCGGCCTGGATACGGCTCGCAAACTCGGGGGTCGCGACGACCGCGGTTTCGTCGAATACGTCAGGCGAAACCTGCCCCTGACCGCGCTCAAAGAAAGAAGTGCGGCCAGGCACAGCGTAATCATAGCATTCCTGATAGGTGCTCTCCCACGGCTGGCGTTTGGCGCGTGCGCGCTCGAGGCGGCGCAGCAGCGTTTCGATCTCGTCACTCATACCAGCTGCACATTGTTTAAGCGGGTGCTGCCGCCGAAGAAGCCGCCACCAGCACCGCCGCCGCTAAAACCGCCAATCAGGCTTGGCATGGTGCCGGTAAAGTCACCGCCACCACCGCCGCCGCCGCTAATGGGGACGCCCCCGCCGCCTGATCCGCCAGACGCTGCCGGGATCAAGGGTAGGCCGGAGCGCCCGCCACCAAAGAGGAAACCCGCGCCGCCCTTTGGTCCACTGATCAAAGAGCGCGCCCCCCACTGCCCGCGTGACCGGGCAACCGTTTCCTCGAAACGCTTTTCCTTCTCGCGTGTCGCCAGCGCAGACAGCTCCTTCTTGCGCTGTTCACGCGCAGACTTGGCCTCTTGCTCAAGCGCGACTTCTTCAGCCGTCTTGGGTGCTGGCTTGGGAGCTTTGACACACATCGAAGGCGATAGGCCACGATGCGCGGCGCGTCACAATGGACTAGTCGCCCGCCGCCTGGTTGTCTGCCGCCAGCCCAGCACGTCGAAGCTCTTGCGCGCCACGACCGGCTTGGTGTTCGAGGTGTCGCCCAGCAGCAGCTTGCGGCTCTCCCCGCCCCCGCACATGCCATACTGCAGCGCGTCATGCGGGTGGGAGAACTTGTTCTTGTCGGGCCGATCGTCATAGCGCTCGGCGCCCGAAACTTGCAGCCGCTTGTAGGCATAGCCGCCAGCAAAGCCGCGGATCAGGGTGGTGCAGCTGGGATCAATCAGGAAGCCAGGCTTGCCTTCGATCAGGCGGGTGAGGCCGGCAGCAACCGCCTCAATGCGGACCACCGGGTCGTTGGTTGGCGCCGAGCGGGCCTTGAGGCCAGCGGTGCGCAGGATCTGGAACGGTGTCGTCTCGTCGGTCTGCGCCCGGTAATCGCCAGCCGGATCGCCCCACAGCTGGAAGGTAAAGCCAGGGAAGTTCTGTTGCATGTCGCGGCGCAACAGGTCGGCAAACTTGGCCGCGCCCATGTCCTGCGCCACCAGTTCGCGCAGGATCAGCCAGCGGCCGCGCACCAGCTGCATGTAGACCGCCGAGGGTGTCAGGCCAAAGTCGATGCCGATGATGATCGGGATGCCGGCAGCGGGAACCAACGGCTCCTTGGCAACGTGCATGGCATAGTCAAAGTCGGCATAGACCGGCTTGCCATCATTGAGACTGCCGAGCTCGTTCAAGACATAGACCTGGATCCAGCTGCGCGTCTTGCCCTTGATGATCGACGGGTAATAGGCGGGCGTCAGGTTGCCCACGTTTTCGGCCACCGGGTTCATCTCGTAGTTGGTGATGATCCCCTCGTCGTCGCGCACCGGGCGCATCCCGCCAGGCTGGGTAAAGAACTCCCATGTGTCAGGCTTGATCAGCATGAGCGCTTCCTCGCGCGTCAGGTGATCCGGCACCGGTGCCTCGCCCGCCATGATCGGCCACCAGTGATCTTCGTCTGGCGCATTGGTGTCGGCAATCACGCCATACCAAGTCGGCCCACCATCCTTCATCGAGGGGAAGCGGCCGACACGCATGGTGCAGGCATCGACAATGGCCTTGGGAACTTCGCGCGCTTCGTTGATGAACACACCGGTGAGCTCGAGGCTGAGCAGCTTCTTCACGTCCTCAGGCTTGTCGAGCGCAAGGAAGATGACCTCCATGTCGATCTCGCCTTTGCGGACATGGTGCGTGAAAGGCGGCGACCAGTTGAACTTGCCCCACACATCTTCGGGAAACCAGTCGAGCCAAGTCTTGATCGTCGTGGTCTTGAGCTGCGGATTGGTGTTGCGCACCACAGCCCAGCGGGTCTTGCGCTTGCCGTCCGGTCCCGGCTCTTGCAGGCTGGCGCGCCGGAACATTTCGACGCAGCAGCACACCGACTTGCCCGAACCCACTGGCCCGCGCAGCCCCCTGAAGAACGTCGAGGACAGCATGAACGCCTTGGCGGTTGGGCCAGGCGGCTTGTAGTTGAGGCTCAAGACCAGACCTCAACAGCAGTGCCAGCAGGAAGCAGGCCCACTTGCTCCATCCCGATCAGCACAGGGAAACTCTCAGCCAGGATAATCTCTTGCGCAGCAAGCCCGCGCACCATCGGGAAAGCGACCGCCGGATTGGCGATAGATGTGTTCCAGATATTGGCAAACCGAGCCGGCCCAATCTTGTCCAGAAACTCGAGCGCGGTCATGGTCTCGGGCTTGTCTTCCCGCAGCCAGTAGCCATCAGGCACGGTATCACCACTGAAGTTGCCGCAGCACTTCCCGGTCATGTCATACAGCATCGCCATTGAACCCTCCTACCACCACGCGATCATAACGAAACCGTCGCCGCCTTTACCGCCAGCGCCTCCGGTCACACCGCCCCCACCACCGCCACCGCCGCAGCCGTAAGCGCCGATACCGCCAGCACCGCCTACACCAGCAGCACCGTTCGATCCGCCGCCCGTGCCACCTGATACGAAAAAGCCCTGCTGGCGGAAGACGAGCGCGTCGAGTTGCGTGCCGTAGCCGAAGCCACGCACCCCCTCGCCGCCAGCAGCGACACCGCCCGGAATAGCCGGCCAAGGACCGGCAGCGGTAATTGCTCCACCCGCGAAGTTGGTATTCGTTGTCGGCGTTCCCCCACCGCCTGTGCCGCCGGTTACACCCGTGGTAGTGGGGGTCGTTAGCGCGCCTCCAGCAGCCCCGGTCTGTGCGCCGCCAGCCGTCCCGTTAACCCCAGCGAGCAGGGTCAGGATGCCGCCGTAAGCGAACAGTGTGTTGCCTGAAGCTGTGCCACCTGTCCCCGCTGTGCCACCAGCCGTCCCTGACCCCCCACCACCACCCACAGCGTTGCCGCCCCCAGTGACGATAAGGTTCTGGCTAGTTGTGTTTGGTTGGATCGAGAGGTTGTTGGCGATGCCGTTGTTGCCCGCGCTGCCCGCGCTGCCGCCGGGACCACCACCACCAATTTGCATGAAGATACGGTCAGGCAACAGACAAGCCGGGATCAGGAGCTTCTGCGTTGACCCTGAGCCACCACCTCCACCTCCACCGCGAGCAGTGCCTGCCGCACCAGTGAAGCCCCCACCACCACCAGCGCCGGGGTTTTGATTGAGGACGTAGATGAACGTGCAGCCATGGGGTTTATCCCAAGTCTGCCAAACACCGGTAGCGCGACCGGAGCTAACAAAACACCGATAACCCGAAACGCCGTCAGCAGGGAAAGGATAGGGCAGCATATCACCACCACGCCAGCAGCACGAAGCCGTCGCCCCCGCGACCGCCTGCACCGCCTGTTACGCCTGCACCGCCACCGCCGCCACCCGAACCCCAACCGCCCGGAGCGCCAGCGCCGCCCGTGCCAGCCGCGCCGTTAGAGCCACCTCCGGTTCCGCCTGAAGTGAAGTGCGGCATGAGCCGCTGCCTGATCTGGTCGAGCCGAGTGCCGATGCCGTAGCCGGGATTACCAGCCCCGCCAGCAGCAGTGCCGCCAGCGATAGCAGGCCAAGGCCCTGCCGCCGTGATCGGACCACCAGTGAAGTTGGTGTTCGCGGCTGGTGTGCCGCCGCCCCCGGTCCCCCCGGTAACGAAGCTAGCCGTGGGTGTAGTTAGTGTGCCACCGTTCGCGCCAGTCTGCGCGCCGCCAGCAGTGCCAGCCTGCCCCGCAAGCGAAGCAAACGCACCGCCATAGCCGAAGGGGCCAGTGGTCCCGGCAGCGCCTGCCGAACCACCTGTGCCGCCAGCAGCACCAGTGCCAGCGCCGCCGCCGATGCCGTTCGCACCGGGGTTGATGAGTAGGTTCTGGCTGGTCGTGTTGGGCTGTACGCTGATATAACTGGAGCCTCCGTTGGTTCCGGCTACACCTGAGCCAGTGCTGCCCGGCCCACCGACGCCTGCTTTGATGTAGAGCGTATCTGGCAAGAGAAACGCAGGGACCAACAACCGCGAGGTCGAACCGGAACCGCCACCTCCCCCACCGCCACGCGCCGAACCGGCTGCACCTGTGAACCCGCCGCCGCCGCCGCCACCACCATTCTGGGCAAGGATGAAAATCATCGAGCAGCCTTGCGGCTTGCTCCACGCCACCCAACCGCGCGTAGCCGTCCCGTCCATCCCTGCCGGGAAGAACTGGAACCCGGTCATACCATCCGTTGGGAAGGCGTTGGGGATCATGGGTTAATACTTCGAGCCGAAGGTCGTGACAGCGTAGCCCGTGCCAGCAGCGCCCGTCGAGGTGCCGAAACCGATCAGCAGACGGTTGCCCGGCTTCATTTGGCGACGCACCGAGAACACATAGGCGTTCTGGGCCTGCGTGTTCGAAGAGGTCGTCAGGATGGTGGATATCTCGTCGATCAGCGCAGTATTCGCAGCCGTGTTGGTCGTGCCGGGGGTGAAGGCCCCGTTGGTGTCATGGTAGAACAGGCGGATCACAGTAGCGGCGGGCGACCCCACCGGCTTGCAGACCACGCTGTCCACCCAGCCGCCTTCGTTCGTGTCGGCCTGAAAGATGGACTGGAGCGAGCCGGTCCCGTCCTGCGCAGTCACGGCGGTCGGTCCCTGCACAGCGCCGCTGACCTGAACGTCAGGGGTGCGGCCAAAAATCGGGGAGGTATTAGCTGCCATATCTCACCTACATTGCAAGGAAGGCGGAGCGGGCCACAATGGTCTGCCCCCAATTGAACGTGCCTGAGCCACCAGTAGCGTTTAATGTCGTTCCCGACATGGACAGGTTGGTTCCCAAGCTGATCTCTTGCAGATCGCCCGCCCCGCCCGCCGATCCTCGGCCCAGCAAGATCGAAGCCGCACCGGTGTTCTGCATCTTGGCGTAGCTGATCGCGTCATTGTCCACGGTCCAGACGGTGCCGGTGCCCGAGACAGTGATATCGCCCTTGTCGCCATCCGACACCCCGCCGCCGCCGCCTGGAGGCGCAGCCCAAGTGCCATCGGCGCGTAGGAAGTTAGTCGTGCCGCCGCCCGATGCGGGAGCCAACCCCTTCAGGCTGGTCGTGAAGGTGTCCAGCAAAGTTGTTGCTTGTGTGCCGGTCAAATCCTCAGCATCGCCGGTGCCAGCAGTGACGCGCCCCTTGATCGTCGCCGTGCCCATATTGGCGAGCTTGGCGTTGGTCACGGCATCATTGGCAATCGTGGCCGCAAAGGATCCGGTGCCGCTGCCCGTCACATCGCCCGTCAAGGTGATGGTCTGATCGCCGGTGTTTGTGCCGCTTGCCGTGCCGCCGCCGGTCGCAAAGTCGGCGCCGGTCAGCGCGGCATTAAACTCGACCAGCGTGCCAGTGATCCCGACAATCGTCGTCTGGTCGCCAGAGTTGGTGCCGGTCAGGCCAAGATCAGTCTTGAGGGTTGCCAGCGTCTGGACCTCGGGCGCGCCAGACCCGGCCGTCTTGCGGTAGAACACGGAAGCCGTAGCCATGTTCGCCATCTTCGCCAGCGTCACCGCGCTGTTGGCGATCGTCGCGGCAAAGGAGCCGGTGCCCGAGCCAGTAACGTCTCCGGTCAGCGTAATGGTCTGGTCCCCGGAATTGGTTCCCGTCAGGCCCAGGTCGGTCTTGAGCGTGGCAAGGGTCTGCACTTCCGGTGCACCGCTGCCAGCAGTCTTGCGGTAGATCAGCGAAGCGGTCGCCATGTTCGCCATCTTGGCAAGCGTGACCGCTTCGTTCTGAATGGTGCCGGCCGCCGAGACATTGCCCGAGCCGTTGAAGCTTACCGTCCACGACACATCGCCGGTCATGGTAATGTCGCGCGCCGTGGTCAGGGTAGCCGCGCTGCCCGCGGTGTTCTGGTTTAGCGTCGGCACATCAGCCGCCACCAGGGTGCGAAAGCCCGGCAGGCCAGCAGAGCCATTGGGCGCGGCAAAGAACGTGTTGGCGCTCTGGCTGGTGAAGTCATCAACCTTGCCATTCAGCGCAGTCTGAAGGTCGGTCTGGCTGGACAGCGTGCCGGTGATCGAACCCCAAGTGGTGCCGCCTCCGCCAGAACCATCGGCAATCCAGTAGGTCAAGCTGCTCCAGGCAGTCGTCCCATCACCCACCTTGTATTTGCGCGTGTCGAGCTCGAGGCCCACTTCGCGCGCAGCCAGCACCGGATTGGCGCTCGTCCAGTTGGCGGCCGTGTCACCACGGATCTTGATCACGGCATTACCAGACATCAGGCGCTTCCTCCGTCCACAGTGTAGTCAGGCGTTCCAGTGTTCGAGGCATTGCCTCCATCAAGACCGAAGAAGGTTCCACCTCCCCCGCCACCACCACCGGTGCCAATGTATTTCGAGACATTGCCCAGGATCTTCTGGTTCTCGGTCTGCGTGCGGCGCGGCCGCCGAGGCTGTCCAATCCCCTTCACTGGACCATCCCCACATCGCGGCCCGCCTTGAGGTTCGCCTCAATCACTTCCTCCGAGAA